ACATCGTGGAACAGGATGGCAAGTTCCGCGGCGAGCCGAAGTCGGCCCCCAAGAAGGTCAAGGCCGAGACCAAGCCGCGCAACGGTAACTGCGCCACCGTCTGGGCCATCGCCGACAAGATGGTGGGTGAGCGTCGCAAGGATGTCGTGGCTGCCTGCGTGGCCGCCGGCGTGCCGGAAGGCACCGCCAAGACCCAGTACCAGCACTGGTTCGTTTCGAAGAAGGGCTGAACATGAGCTCCCGTTACATGCTGCTGGATGTCACCAACGGGGGCTGCAAGCTCCTGTTGGTTTCCCCGCTCCGCGAGATGCAACTGCATGCCCGCCTTGTGGCCAACGAGAACCCAAAGGCCCAGCTTGTCAGCCCGCCCCTCGAGGGCCGCGGCTTCGCCAAGCTGACGGTGCCGCAGCTCGAGGAACTGATCGCCTCCCTTGGCGGCAAGCCGAAGAAGTCCTTCGGGGAGATGTGCGCACAGGCATTCGAGCTGGTGCTGAAGCACCCGGAGAGCGACCGCGAACTGGCCTCCCTCGAGCGCGAGATCGAGCGTAAGGGCGTTCCGGAGCCCGTCATCGGGTGGAAGGATGCCCCGCGCGAAGAAATCGCCCCTAGCGCAAAGAAGGAGCGTTCCACGGAGTTTTCTAACCCGGAGCGGCCGAAGAATGGCACCGTCACCGGTTACATCTGGGAGCTGTGCGACGGCCTCAAGAAGTCGCTCGGGCGCATGCCTACCTCCAAAGAGGCTTGGGCAGCCTGCGAAGCTGAGGCCGTGAAGCAAGGCACCTTCTCCGTCCAGTTCGGCAGGTGGAAGAAGCATCAGGAGGCATAGGTTCTAAAAAGGTGTTGCGTGTGCCGCGGGACTTCACTAGTATTAGGTCTCGCGGCGCTGCACGAGTGCTGCTAATCACAGGAGAGTACTACCATGGCAAAAGCCAAACCCGCTGCAACCGAATCCAAAGAAGCCGCTCCGCGCGGTCGCAAACCGAACCCGGACGCCCAGAACGGTGTCGCTCCCCCGGCCCCGAAGACCGCCAGTGCTCTGGTCTGGGACATCGCCGAGAAGATCCATGCCAAGGGGGACCAGCCGACGCCGAGCGTCGTGATCGAGCAGGTTCACAAGAAGAACCCGGACATGAACACCTCCACCATCAAGACCCAGCTCGCGCGCTGGCGCCAGTTCCACGGCATGGTGACGCCCCGCGCCGAGAAGTAACCGTTGAAGGTTCCGGTCTAGCGGGAGCCGCGGCCCCTGTCTCCGTCGTCAGCTACCGTTAGAGAACCCTTCCCTCAAGCCCGCCTCGTGCGGGCTTGTTGCTTTTGGGCGGCGGAATGGCGTATCCTTGGCGCATTCCCACCCATGAGGTCTTGCTGTGTTCTTTGATCCGATCGGGCTGACCCGATACCCGTTCCCGAAGCCCCCTGCCGTGGCGCGTACATCGAAGCTGTCGAAGGCCCAGATGGAAGCTGTCACCCGGGAGCGCCATGCGCTGGCCCTCGAGATGCGGAAGTTCGGTTACAGCTACGACCAGATCGCTGAGCACTTCGAAACCACCCCAGCATCCGCTCGTGGGCTGGTGAAGTCGGCGATGGAGCATGCGATCAAGGAGCCCGGGCAGGAAGTCATCGACCTCGAGCTGCAACGCTTGGACCAGCTGTACCGTCTTGCCTTCGCTGCCGCTGCCAATGGTGACACTGATGCCATTACCAAGTGTTTGGCAATCCAGCAACGCCGTGCCAAGTACCTCGGCCTCGACGCTCCAGAGAAGAAGGAGCTCACCGGTGCTGGTGGCGGACCGATGGAACTGCTGTCCAATCTGAAGGGCGTTTCGGATGCTGATCTAGAAGCCCTCAAACAGCTTCTGTTGAAGTCCACCTTGGGATGAACCCGCGCGACCTGCTTGCTCTTCTGGAAGCTGAGGAGAAAAGGCGCCGGGCAGAGTCTTCCCTTTATGAGTTCGTACGTCAGGCATGGCCGGTAGTAGAACCCGGCGTACCCTTTGTGGAAGGCTGGCACCTTCAGGTCATCTGCGAGCACCTTGAGGCCGTCACCCGCGGCGAGATCACCAAGCTGCTGGTAAACATTCCGCCGCGCCATGCCAAGTCGACCATCGTATCGGTGATGTGGCCATGCTGGGAATGGTTGAGCCGTCCACATGAGAAGTACCTCTGCGCCAGCTACAGTAGCGTGCTGTCCACCCGCGACAACGTCAAGGCACGCCGCCTGATTACTTCCCCATGGTACCAGAGTATCTGGCGCGACCGCTTCATGTTGACTGGTGACCAGAACCAGAAGCAGAGATTCGAGAACGACAAGACCGGCTACCGCATCGCCACTTCCGTCGGAGGCACCGCGACGGGCGAAGGCGGCTCCCGCCTCGTGCTGGATGATCCGCACGGCGCTCAGGACGCGCAGTCCGACGCGATGCGGGAGTCCGCCATTGAGTGGTTCGATATGGTATGGTCCACCCGGAAGAACGACCCGAAGCACGACGCCATGGTAACTATCATGCAGCGCCTTCACGAAGCAGACGTCTCCGGCCGTATCCTCGAACTCGGAGGATGGGAGCACCTCTGTCTGCCGGCAGAGTGGGATGGGCTGAAGAGGACTACCAGTTGCTCCGCCAGCATCGGTTACGACCCACGTACGAATAAAGGGGAGCTCCTCTGGCCGGAACGCTTTGGCGCGAAGGAGTTGACCGCCCTTAAGCAACAGCTCGGTGAATACGGCACTGCTGGGCAGCTCCAACAGGACCCGGTGCCTAGCGGCGGCGGTATCCTGAAGGTAGACTTTTTCAAACGCTGGCCGCATGATACTCCGCTCCCGGTGCTGGAATACGTCTTGCAGAGCTACGACTGCGCCTTCACCGAGAAGACCACCGGGGACCCCACCGCTCATACCACTTGGGGGGTCTTCACCAAGGACGGCATCCGTCAGGCCATGTTGCTGGACGCTTGGGACGAGCACCTGAGCTACCCGGACCTCCGGCAGAGAACGATATCCGATTGGCATTCCCTGTACGGAGCATGCGCAACTTCCAAGCCACCACGCAAGGGGCGAAAGGCCGATCAGGTGTTGGTGGAAGCCAAGGCGTCTGGCCAGTCCTTGCTGCAAGACCTGCGGTTGGCAAATGTGCCCGCGGTGGGTTACAATCCGGGCAACGCGGACAAAATCAGTCGGGCGCATCAATCCGCTCCCACCCTCGAACTTGGCATTCTTTGGATTCCCGAGTCTGCCAAGAATCCGGGACAGTTCGTAAGCTGGGCGCAACCGTTCTTGAAGCAGTTAGCGAAGTTTCCCGTCGCGGAGCATGACGATTATGTGGACACCTTCACGCAAGCAGTTATCTACCTCAAGGACGGCGGGTGGTTCGAGCTTCCCTACGCAGAAGCCGACCCAATTGAAGAGGTCGACTATTATGCCAAAAGAAAGCGTAAGGTGAATCCGTATGGCGTCTAACTTCCCCGGCCTGAAAGATCCACGCAGGCAATCTCGCCTTGGACGACTCGCGGACCGTGATGTCGAACTCGGGCACGCCCGAGAGTGGTCGCGTGAGCGGTTAGCTGCCGCCCGACGCGCTGAGGACGAAGCTGCAACGTACAAGGCAGCCACTCGCCGCGATATCGCTGGCGCTACTGAGAGCACCGGACTCGGACGCGCCCCCTCCGACGCGTTGCGCGAGACCTTGGAGAAGGCCCTCGTAAAGCCATCCCTGCTTGGAATGACGGCTCCGTTGTCGCTATCGGTACCCACCACTACCGCTGGGAAAGTGATTGGCGGTGGGATCGGAGCTGCGCTGGGTGGAATCGGTGGAGAAGATCCGTACTTCAGTGCGCTCAGCATGTTACATCCGACTCTGGCCATGGCGCAGATGGCAAACGTTGCCTACAGAGATGAACCGATACTGCCGATCTCCGACGCGCACGGTGCTAAGTTCCCATTCCTTTCGAAGCAGGGCATTCAACGCTTGCTGAACCATTATGCTTACGGCATGGCCCCGGAAGCTTCGAAGGCGGCGCTCGGTAGGGTGTCTGCCAGCGACTTCCTGAACGCGACGGTCCCGGGTGAAGAATCCCTCGCCCGCATTGTCAAGAGAACCGGCGGACGTTACGACCCATACTGGGAGGGCCGCGCTTCACATCCGATGCTCTACCTTGACGATGATGGGCGGATCATCGGGCACGAAGGACGCCATCGCATCGCCGGACTCTCGCAGGCAGTAGGGGAGAACGCTGAAGTGCCGGTGGTCTTCCGTCGTTACTCCCGCTCCTCGCCGGAGGACTTCGAAGCCATCCCTCGCATGGTTCCGGGGCAGCAGTTCGAATCTGGGACCGGGATGCCCTTCGTGCGCGAGAATCTTACCCCGATCTCGTACGCCAACGAAGGGGCGCTGAGTAAGTACCTCACGGAGTTTGATGTACCACTTACCAAGCTCCGAGTCGGCCTCCCCGGTGACATGCCGGAGATTCCCGAGAACATCGACCCACTCAAGTTGGCGGGAGGCGGCTCCGTAGCCGGAGCAGCGAAGCGCCTCGCCCAACGCGCTATGAGCCAAGCAGGTGATGTAGACCCTGTCGTTGCTCCGCGTGGTGCACTCAGCGTCGTCAAGAACAAAGGCGGCAACTGGCTGACCGGCAGCGTGGAGGATGCGCTGAAGGGGCTGAGGCGGGACGTGCCCTTCGAAGGGTACAGATCAGAGTATGTTCCTACCAACTATACGGACCCTGCTTCTTTACGTTTTAAGTGGAAGAATTCTCGTACAGGTCAGATACTTACGGATGACGAGCATGCCAGACTTCAAGACTCACCTCCAATCAACAACTGGATCGACAAACAGCTCACCCGTTACGTCAAGAACGAGATGGCGACGCCTGAAGACCCGATCCGTGCACTGGCGGAGCGCGGAATTCTCCATGTACCTCAGCAGCGGACAAGCGGTTACTACCTTACCGGAAATCGAGCGGCGGGGGGCTTCCCAGAAGAAGGCTTAGCAAAGAACGAGCTGGCCCGTGGTTGGGAGTATATGACCGACGTCGCCATTAATCCTCTTCGCGCCAAAGATTTTTTTAGCTCCAAGACCGGCGCCTCGCGATTCCCGAGTACCACCGAGGCGAACCCATGGCTATCAAAAGTTGCTCCCGAGACGCCGGTATACGAGCAACTCTATGCCACAACCGGGCCGCTTGGTTTCGACCACCTCATCGACGAACTCTCCAATGCCATGAACCCCGAGAGCGGCCTGCCGCGTCACCTGCTCCTCGATCCCAACTCCCTGCCTCGCGTCAGCGTACCTCAGGCTGTGGAGCGTGTCTCTGCCATCAACGCATGGCGTGCCGCACAGAAGGCTGAGGCCGACGCCCTTCGCGCCAACAACGCGGCGACAGTGCTGCACAAGGAGTACCCTGAGAAGGGAATGCGGTGGGTGGAGTTGAAGGCGCAAGATGCTGACGCTTGGGAAGAAGCCAACAAGCATTTGGGCCCGAAAGAATGGGACGAAGCAGTTGCGAATTTCCGCAATGAGCGCACAAAATCACTACAAGACGCCCTCAAGTACGAAGGTGACACCATGGGCCACTGCGTTGGTGGCTACTGCGATGATGTCTACTCCGGGCGCAGTCGCATCTACTCGCTTCGCGACGCCAAGGGTCAGCCGCATGTGACGATTGAGGTGGCTCCGCAACCTAGAAATCAAGGCCAACAAGACATCCCCGACAATTATATTGAGGAAGCTATGGAGAAACTTGGAATCGATTCCCCGGAAGGTCAGTGGGGAAGAGAAGAAGAGATTGACAAATTAGCGGGAGACTTTTGGCGTCGAGATAATCCAGACACGTCTCGCATCGTCCAGATCAAAGGCAAGCAGAACAAAGCTCCGAATCCAGAGTACCTCCCGTTCGTGCAGGACTTCGTCAAGTCGGGCCAGTGGAGCGATGTCGGCGACTTGCAGAACGCAGGTCTGCGAAAGCTGCCCGACAATCGCTACATCACCAACGCTCAGTTCGATGAAGCAATTCATCGACTGACCGGCGAAGGCGAGCCGTCGGTCAATGCTGAGTGGTTCAACCGCCAGATCATAAACGATCCAAAGTGGTGGGAGAACGCTAAAGGGGCTTTCGAAGGCTTCGCCCAAGGTGGCCTTGTCGAAGCCATGATCGAACAGAACCTCGATGCGATGGTCGAAAAACAGACCCCAAGACAAATGTCACGCGGGGGTAGCGTTCGAACCCCAATCCGGGCTAAAATTGAAAAAATGACATCGGAGTTGCGTCAATGCCGGAACTGAACCCCCTGACGCTGGGCGAAACCCCAGACGACTACTTGGAGCTGGAAGATGGCTCCGTCGTCATTCCGTCCGAAGAGGCCGTCGAGGAGCCGGGCAACCATCTCGACAACCTCGTTCTGACCCTCGACGAAAGCAAGCAGCGCAAGCTCGCCAGTTCGTTCCTCGAAGCGATCGAGGCCGACCGCAAGGCCCGAGAAAAACGTCAGAAGCAGTATGAAGATGGCATCAGGCGCACCGGCCTCGGAGACGACGCCCCCGGAGGGGCTGAGTTCGAAGGGGCGAGCAAGGTGGTGCACCCCGTGTTGGCCGAAGCCACTGTGGACTTCGCTGCCAGTGCGATCAAGGAACTCTTCCCACCGAGCGGTCCGGTCAAGACCACTTCCGTAGGCGACCTGCAGGAAGAACAACTGGCTCGCGCCGAGCGCAAGCGTCAGTACATGAACTGGCAGCTTACGACACAGATCAGCGAGTATCGCTCCGAGCTTGAACAGCTGCTGACGCAGTTGCCGATGGGCGGCTCGCAGTACCAGAAGTTCTGGTGGGACGACCGCCTCCGTCGACCGGCGTGCGAATTCGTTCCGATCGACGACATCCTACTCCCCTTCGTCGCCACCTCGTTCTACACGTCTCCGCGCGTCACGCATGTGCTCCACCTCACCCGGATGGAGTTCGATCGTCGCACGAAGAGCGGTCTTTACCGTGAGGTCGAAGTCGGAGATCCCGAGAGCGTAGAGCGCACCTCTGCCGCACTGGCCAACGACAAGGTCGAGGGTAAGGACGGGGAAGCATACGATGAGGACGGCCTGCGGGATCTCTACGAGATCCACGCCTACGCCGACATCGAAGGCGATTATGCGCCGTACATCATCACCATCGACGCCTTCAGCGAGAAGGTACTGGCCATCTACCGTAACTGGGATGAGCAAGACCCGACCCAGCAAAAACTTGATTGGCTGGTAGAGTGGAAGTTCATCCCGTGGCGTGGCGCCTACGCCATCGGCTTGCCACACCTCATTGGTGGCCTCTCAGGGGCGGCGACCGGAGCACTGAGGGCGCTGCTTGACTCCGCCCACATCGCCAACGCGCCGACCGTGATGAAGCTGAAGGGCGGGCGTGTGGTCGGACAGCGCACCAGCGTCGACCTGACCGAAGTGTGCGAGATCGACGCCCCTCCCGGCGTGACCGACATTCGTCAGGTCGCGATGCCGATGCCGTTCCCCGGTCCCAATCCGGTGCTGTTCCAGCTCCTTGGCTGGCTGACCGAAGCGGCGAAGGGCGTCGTTACTACGGCTGAAGAGAAGATCGCCGACGCCGGCAACCAGATGCCTGTGGGCACCGCACTGGCGCTCATCGAGCAAGGCTCGAAGGTCTTCAGCAGCATCCATGCTCGCATGCACGAGTCGCAGAAGCGAGCGCTGCAGATTCTGAATCGCATCAACGGCACGTTCCTGAGCGAACAGGAAGAGGTGCAGGAGCTCGGCAAGCTGGTCGTGAATCGCTCCGACTTCACCGGCACGCTAGATGTCGAACCGGTCAGCGATCCGAACGTGTTCAGCGAGGCGCAGCGCTTCGCTCAGATGCAGGGTGTCGACCAGATGGTTGCCTCGGCTCCGCAACTGCCGTGGAACATCTACGAGCTGAAGCGCCGCCAACTGCAGCTGATGCACGTGGACAATCCGGACCTGATCCTGCCGAAGCAGCCGAAGCCCGTAACGGCGGACCCGAGTCAGGAGAATTTCGTCGCCACCACAGGCGTCGCGATTCAGGCCAGTCCAAAGCAGGATCACATGGCGCACGTCATGGCGCATCTGAAGTTCATCCTTTCGAAGCAGAACGACCCGTTGGCTAACGGACAAGCGCTGGGGGGCATCCTTGCTCACGTCGGACAGCACCGCGAAATGCTCTTCCACCAAGGGGTGCAGGCAATGGCGCAGCAGGTCGCCATGGAGGCCCAGTTCTCCGGGCAGCAACTCACGCCCGACGCGGTCATGTCGATGGCGCAGGATCGTTTCTTCCAGCTCGCCGGGCAGCAGCTACAGCAACTTGATCAGATGTGTGCACAGGCGCAGCAGGTGGTGCAGGCCAAGACCCCGCCACCGCCGATGCCGCCCGAAGTGCAGGCCTCCATCCAGATCGCGCAGCTGGAGACGCAACGCCGCACGCAGGCCGACGCTCAGCAATTGGCGCTCAAGCAACTGGTCGAGCAGAACAAGACTCAGCTCGCGCAGGCTGAGTTCGCCGCTGAGGAGCGACGCAAGCAGCAGGAAGCGCAATTCGCCCTGATCCAGCAACAGGTAGAGAACCAGTTCAAGCAAGCGGAGCTCTATATCAAAGGTGCCGGCGAGGAAATGCGTGGGCAGGTCGAGCTGATGAAGAATGAGGAAGACAACCGTCAACACCAGATGACTGAGCTGATGAAGAACTTCGAAGACAACCAAACGCAGTTCCAGATCGCAGTGCTGGCCCGCATGGAGCACATCGAAACCCAGAACGCCGCCATGCGGGAGCGGGAAGTAGCGCCGCCCCCTGCCGACAATAGCGCTCAGCTTGAAGAGATGCGCCGTATGCTCGAAGAGATTCGCCGTGCCAAGACGGACGACGCCCTTGGCGCGACGATCGAAGGGCTCAGAGCGGCGATCGAAACCATGGGACGCCCGAAGATGCTCATCAAAGATCTACGTGGTAATACGATAGGTGTTCAGTAATGGAAAACCCGATGCGTCGCGAAACCGACAAGCTCGCCAGTCTCGACATCGAACAGATGATCCTGCAGGAGGACGACCCGAAGCAGCGGGCGTTCCTGATCGTGTTGAATTCGATCAACCGGTCGCTGATCGCCAACACGGAAACGATCCGCGAGGTCTCCGAGAAGCTGGAGACGCACCTTGAGCACTTCGAGAACCACACCAAAACCGAAGAGGCGCTGATGAACAAAGGGCGCGGCGCGTGGAAGGTTGCTGCGTGGGTGATCGGCGTCGTACAGGTGATCGGACTGGGCATCTGGAATGAGGCCCGGAACGAGATCAAGGACATCCACCTCGCGCTGCAAAAGGAGCAGACGATGCTCATGCAGCTGGAGTCACGCGTGCTGTTCGTCGAGAAGATCCACGGGGGCGAGAAGAAATGAGACTACTCGACAACTGGCGCGAAGTGTTCCGCAAGGCGTGGAGCATCAAGTTCATGCTGCTCGCCGGCCTGCTCTCAGGCGTCGAGGTGGTGATGAGCATCCTGCAGCCGAGCAACACCTTGCCCCCCGGCGTCTTTGCTGCGCTGGCCGGCGTGGTGACTTCGCTGGCGCTGGTCGCCCGACTGATGGCACAGAACGAGGCCGATAATGACGATGAGCAGAAGTAAGCGCGTCGCCGCTGCGACGGCGATTGCCACGGCGATTGCGATTCCCGCCGAAGGCTTGCGCCAGTTCGCGTACTACGACCCTCCCGGCGTGCTCACGGTCTGCTACGGCCACACCGGTGACGTGCAGAAAGGCCGGAAGTACAGCATCGAGGAGTGTAAGGCGCTGCTCGCGAAGGACATGCTCGAAGCTGTCGAGACTGTTGAGCGCTGCCAGCCCGGTCTGCCGGAGCCGGTGCTCGCGGCCTTCTCCGATGCAGTCTTCAATCTTGGACCGACGATTGCCTGCGACCGTGGGCGAAGCACCGCCGCCCGCATGCTGGCGACACAGCATTACGACGCGGCCTGCAACCAGTTGCCGCGCTGGAACAAGGCCCGCGTTGCCGGCGTGCCGGTCGAGTTGCCCGGCCTGACGAAACGCAGATTGAAGGAGCGCGAGCTATGTCTGAGCGGCAGATAGACATGGTGACGGGCGCGCTGATCTTGTGCTGCCTTTCCTACGCCGCGCTCTGTGGCTGGATCTTCTACGAGGTGACGCGATGACATGGCTGACTATGGTTCGCTTTATTCTGCCCTACGCAGTCTTTTCGCTCGTCGGCTTCGTAGCGGCTTGGCAACTGCAGGGCATCCGGCTCGATGCCGCGAAGAACGAACTGGCCGAGTACAAGACGGAGCAACAAAGGCTCAAGAACGAGGCGGAAATCGCCGCGGAAAAGCGAAGAAAGGAAACGGCAAATGAATACCAGATCAAGCTCGATG